AGGCTTTGCGCCCCCGCCCCATCGCAGAGCGAGGCGAGCCGCCGGACGACCTCGATGCGCGGCGCAGGCTCGGGAGGCGCCGCCTTGGCGCGCAGGGAGCGAATGGCGGTGTCCAGCTTCGCTTGGCACGCCGGCGGCAGCCAGGGACGCAGGCAGACGAGACGCTCGACCAGGCGGCTTGGCACGGGGTGACGGCGCACATGCGCCATCAGCGCCTCCAGCACCGCAGCGCCGGGCGCGGGATCGGGGTCGAGCAGGAAGCCGAGTGCCGCGTCACGCACGGCGGGGATGGTCGAGGCGGCAAGCTCCGCCGCCATGGCCGCGCGATGTTCGGCGGGAAAGGCAGCACCCGTGGCAGCGATCTCCGCGTAGATCGCAAAGGGATCGTGGCCAAGCGCCTCGGCGACGGGCGCAAGGTGGTCCGCGAAGCCACCGGACTTGGATGGCACTGGCCCGAGGGAAAAGTTCGCCTCCGTGGCCTCCAGGCTGGCGAGCGCGGCGGCCTTGAGCGCCGGGCCGGGTTCAAGCCCAGCCTGTACGAAGGCGCGCGCAATGAGCATCAGCACGGCCGGAGGGAGTTGGCTCGTGGCGACTGCCGTCTCCACCGCCTGGCAGGCCTGCGCGAGGCAGGCGCGCGCGGCCGAGTCGCCTCCGCTTCCGGTGATGCGCAGATCGGTCAGCGCCCCTGCGAGCAGGAAGCAGCAGGCTTCGACGATGCGGGCCGTGGGTCGCTTCTTTGTGGCCTCGGCGACCAGAAGGGCGACGAGATCAGGCGTCGCACCCGTTTGGGCCAGCATCGGGCCGGCGGCGAGGGCGCCTTGGCTTGGCGTACCGCGTGCCATGTCCTGACCGACCATCTTCGCCAAGTGCAGGATCGCGCCTCGCGGCGTCATGGTGCTGTCCTCGTCGAGTGAACGGCCGCGTGCGCCGGCCGCGTAGGTGGCGGAGAGTAGCGGTCTGCTCGGCGGGTCGCCACCGGGGCGACACGGAGGGGCGCAGATGCCGATGCGGATTAGGCGGCCTCTGGTGGCTCCGCGTGCTTCTGGCAGCCCTACTAAACTGGCAATGATCTCATTAGCCTCGGCAGATCACCCTCACCGGCTACCGCCTGTGTTCGTTCGCGAAGACGACAGCCAACACCAGCTGGGTCCGCCGAAACCGTGCCTCAGCTTGAAAATAGGGAGCGATAAGCCCACCATCTCAATGCGTCTGCCAGAGTGCCATTGGCGGCGTGAAAGGAGGTTACCGTGCTTCACTTGAAGCTTAAGTGGCCTCCCCGAAAAGCCCCATGGCGGGGCTCTCGGCTCCGGGAAAGCCGTTGGTAGGGCGGCAGAGCAATAGCGGGCTTCCTTCCGTCGAGTTTTCGCGGCAAGGCATGGCACATGGAGACGAGGCCTTTCTACCCGGGACTCGTCTCCCCTCGCTCTCGCCGAGGTTCGCGTGCTGATCCGCCCACTCCACCGGGAAGGGCTCCATCAGCCCCGGCAGCGTCATCCCCTCGGGCTGCCGCCCATCCAGGATCGCCTCGACGATGTCGGGCGCGAGCAGCGCCAGCCGCAGGATGCGGCAGAGGTAGGAGCGGTTGATCTTCTCCGCCACCGCGAGCTCGGTGAGCGTCGCGAAGCGGCCCTCCTCCAGCATCCGCCGCCAGCGGAACGCGCGGGCCACGGCCTTGATGAGCGTGATGTCCTGGCGGGGCTCCAGCGCCAGCACGCCGGGTGTGACCATCGCCTTCCGCCCGCCCCGCGGCTTCACCCGGAGCGGGATGACGACCGTGAGGGTCTGCGGGGCATGACTCATGCGGCCGCCCTCCCTGCGTCGCCAGACTTCGCGGCCAGGTGGCGCACCAGGCTGCCGAGCCCGTCCAGCCGCAGCCGCACCGCGGCGCCCTCGGCGCGGACATCGACCCGGTCCACGAGCAACCGCACGATGCGCGCTCTCTCTGCTGGGAAGAGCTCGTCCCACAGCGGCTCGATCCGATCCAGCGCCAGCAGCACCTCCTGCTCCGTCACATCGGTCGCCGTGGCGCGCGCCGCCCGCCAGGTGCCGACCACCATCTCGGGCTGGCGCAGCAGCGCGTGCACCTGGGCGACGACCGCTGCCTCGATCTCGCCGGCCGGCAGACGCGCGATCGCCGGTCGCTCCGCTGTGCCGCCCTTCAGCACCACCTGGCTCACGTAGTAGCGGTACATCCGCCCGCCCCGGCCGCGACTGTGGCTCGGCGACATAGCGCGTCCGTCACTGTCGAAGATCAGCCCGCGGAGCAGCGGCGCGGTGGTGTTCCGCGTCCGGTTGACCCGCACCCGCGGGCTGACCTGCAGGATGGCGTGTACCGCGTCCCACTGCGCCTGGGTGACGATGGCCTCGTGCTCACCTGGGTAGGCCGTGCCCTTGTGCACGGCCTCGCCGAGATACACGCGGTTGCTGAGGATGCGATAGACGTCGCTCTTGGTCAGCGGGCGGCCCCGCTTCGTGGTGGCGCCTTCGGCGCGCAGGGTCTGCACCAGCTTGGTGCAGGACTCCGTCTCGACGAAGCCCTGGAAGATGCGCCGCACCAGCGCGGCCTCGGCGTCGTTGATCACCAGCTTGCGGTCGCGCACGTCGTAGCCGAGCGGCACGAAGCCCCCCATCCACATCCCGCGCTTGCGCGAGGCGGCGAACTTGTCGCGGATGCGCTCGCCGATCACCTCGCGCTCGAACTGCGCAAAGCTGAGCAGGATGTTCAGCGTCAGCCTGCCCATGCTCGTCGTCGTGTTGAACGACTGCGTGACCGAGACGAAGGTCACCTCGTTCGCGTCGAACACCTCGACCAGCTTGCTGAAGTCCAGGAGAGAGCGGCTGAGGCGGTCAATTTTGTAGACGACCACGACGTCGACCAGCCCCTCCTGGATGTCGGCGATGAGACGCTTGAGCGCGGGGCGTTCCAGCGTGCCGCCGGAGATCCCGCCGTCGTCGTAGCGGTCGCGCACCAGCGCCCAACCTTCGGAGCGCTGCGAGGCGACATAGGCCTCGCAGGCCTCGCGCTGCGCATCGAGCGAGTTGAACTCCATGTCGAGGCCTTCCTCGCTCGACTTCCTCGTGTAGATCGCACAGCGCAGCTTGCGAACGGTCGCCGCCATCATGCCGGCCGGGGGCGTGCCGCGCTTCATGCCGCGCTCCGGCTCGGACGCAGCCCGAAGAAGGCACGCCCGTTCCAGCGGGTGCCGGTGATGGCGCGGGCGATGGCCGACAGCGACTGGTAGGGGCGCCCCTGGTACTCGTAGCCAGCGCGCGTGACGGTGACGACGTGCTCGACGCCCTGGTACTCGCGGATCAGCTGCGTGCCGGCGATCGGCCGGTCATCCCCGCGCATCCGCCGCACGGTGACCCTGCCGCCATCGAACTGCTCGCCGAGGGCCTCGAGGCGCGCGATCGTCTCGGGCTTTAGGCCGCCATACGCAAGTTCCTGGATGCGATACGCCAGGCGGCTTTCCAGGAAGCGACGGTTGTAGGGCGGCGGTTCGGTGCCGAAGAGCGCGCGCCACTGCTGCTTCAGCTCAGGCGTCGCCGTCGTCTTCAGCGCCGCGAGCCGACCCAGCACGTCGGCGGGCGGGATGGCGGGGGCGGTGAACGTCGGCGTAGCGGCTGTCTTCTTCTTCCTCGTCATGCGACTCCCTCTCCGTTGGGGTTCGCATGACGGCGTTGGGTGGCCGGGAAGTGTAGCAACCGCTCTCCGTCGTCCCAGGCCGGTCGTGCGTTCTCCGCGGCAGCGCGGCTGCGCAGCCGCACGATGCCACGCGAGAGGATCTCGCAGACCTCGCGGAGATGGGGTGGGAGGTGGGCGTTGGCAGGGCGGTCATCGCGGCGCATGCCGACCAGGATGCAGAAGCATGCTGGTGCGGCGAAGACGGCTCGATGCGCGAAGCGAACGCGTGCACGCACAAAAGCAACGGTGCGTAGAGATGCGGAAACGATCAGCCCGACGCGGCGAGATCCCGCTGCGCCTGCGGCGCCCGCAGGCGGACCTTCTCCCGCAGCCAGATCGCAAGCCTCGACCAGCGACGTCGCATGCCGGTTCCGCGAACCGCGATCGCGATGGCCCTGCGCTGCCCGACCAGGACGACGAGTCGCTTGCCGCGCGTCACGCCCGTGTAGAGCAGGTTCCGCTGCAGCATCGGGTAATGCTGCGTGACCACGGGGATGACCACGGCCGGATACTCCGAGCCCTGGCTTTTGTGGATGGTGGTTGCGAAGGCCGGCATCAGAGTATCGAGCTCGCCGAAGCCGTAGCGCACCTCGCGATCGTCGAAGCGCACCACGAGCTCGCCCATCTCCTCGTCGATCGCCACGACCTGGCCAAGATCGCCGTTGTGCACCTCCTTCTCGTAGTCGTTGTCGAGCTGCATCACCCGGTCGCCCGGCGCGAAGCGCCAGCCGAAGCGCTCGACTGCGACAGGTGGGTTTGGGTTCAGTGCCGCCTGCAGCGCGAGGTTGAGCGCGCGAACGCCGGCCGCACCGCGCGTCATCGGGCAAAGCACCTGAATGTCGCGGAGGGGATCGAAGCCGAAGCGCTCGGGGATGCGCTTGCTGACCAGCGTGACGATGCGTTCGGCGACCGTCTCAGGGTCATCGGCAGGGACGACGTGGAAGTCACTCTCCTCGCCACGCGGGGCCGTCTGAGGCAGCTCGCCGCGGTTGATCGCATGCGCGGCCTGGACGATGCGGCTCGCCGCAGCCTGGCGGAACACCTCCGTCAGGCGCACGACCGGGAGGGTGCCGGACGAGATGAGGTCCGCGAGCACCTGGCCGGGTCCTACCGACGGCAGCTGATCGACATCGCCAACGAACAGCACCGCCGCGCGATCGGACACGGCGCGCAGGAGCGCATACATCAGCGGCACGTCGACCATCGAGGTCTCGTCAATCACGACGAGGTCTGCTTCGAGCGGGTGCTCGATCCCGCGGCGGAAGCCGCCCGAGACCGGATTGACCTCGAGCAGCCGGTGGATGGTCTTCGCCTCCATCCCGCTCGCTTCGCTCAGCCGCTTCGCTGCCCGTCCGGTCGGTGCGCACAGCGCGATAGTCGCGCCCTTGGCGGCAAGGACGCGCAGGATGGCGTTCACGATTGTCGTCTTACCCACGCCAGGGCCACCGGTGATGACGAGGATCTTGCTGGCGAGCGCTGCCGCGACCGCCGCGCGCTGGCTGTCGGCAAGCGTGATGCCGATCCGCTGCTCGACCCAGGGGATCGCCTTCGCGGGATTGATCGCAGGCCACGGTGTTGGGGCGGCGGTGATCGCGGCGAGACGCTCGGCGATTCCCTGCTCAGCACGATACAACCCAGCGAGGAAGATCACGCGCCGCTCGTCGACGTCTGCAGCGATCACCGAGCCGTCCGCCAGCTCAAGGTCCAGGGCGGTGCGCACGAGCGCCTCGGGCGCTTCAAGCAGCCGCTCGGCGAGCGGCACCAACTCCTCTTCGGGCAGCCCGCAATGCCCCTCGTCCATCGCTTCCCCGAGAGCGTGCGCGATGCCGGCGCGGAGGCGAATCAGCGCGGTCTTCTCGATGCCGAGGCGCATCGCAATCGCATCAGCGGTCTTGAAGCCAATGCCGCGGATATCCCGGGCGAGGCGATAGGGGTTCTCGCTCATCACCCGAATCGACTCGGCACCATAGGTCTTGAAGATGCGCACCGCGCGCGCAGTGCTGACCCCGTGGCTGTGCAGGAAGACCATAATCTCCCGCACGACCTTCTGCTCGGCCCACGCGGCCTGGATGCGCTCCGCGCGCATCGGCCCGATGCCTGGAACCTCGCGCAGCCGCTCGGAGGCGTTCTCGATCACGTCAAACACATCGGTGCCGAACGCCTTCACCAGCCGTTTGGCGAAGCCAGGCCCGATACCTCGGATCAGGCCCGAGGCGAGGTACTTCTCGATCCCCTCGGCGGTCGTGGGCGCAGAGGCACGGAGGAATCGGGCGCGGAACTGCGGGCCATGGGTTCGGTCGTTCACCCACTCGCCGGTGGCGATGATCCACTCTCCAGGCGAGATGCTGGCGGCATGGCCGACGACCGTCTGGAGGTCGCGTCGGCCGCGCACCTTGACCCGCAACACGCAGAAGCCGGTTTCGGCGTTGTGGAAGGTCACGCGCTCGATCAGCCCGGACAGCGTCTCGGTGGTGGCGGCGGCGGCGGTCGTGACCGCAGTCATGGATCCTCGCGACCCGCAGGAACGGATGAGCGCATGCGCCCGCACAGCTTCACCGTGTCGGAACACGCTGATCGGCCAGCAACGGGACTGACGGACGCCGGGGCCATGCCGGATGGTAGAACGGGTACGCGTCGATTCGTCAGTCCGCGTGCGCTCAGCCGCGGAGGTCAGGAAAGATCGCCTTGCAGCGTTCCGTCGCGAAGGGAGCGTTGCGCGGGCATCCATCGGTGATCGCGCAAAGCACATCCGGCATCGCGGCGTCCTCTCCGAAGCGGCGCATCGGGTTGCCGCGCTGGTACCGCCCCTCGCGACCACAGGGCACGCAGCGGACGAGCACGGTGTCGAAGGGGTAGGTCCCGACCGTCAGTGCGCCACGGCTCATGGTGACTGCTGCCTCCCTCAGTGCGTCCTGTTCCCGGCGCGCCAATCCCAGGGCATGTCGAAGGTGCCGGCCCACATGCCTCGTCGCGCGCGCTCGGCCGCCTCCTCCTGGGGGACATAGTCGAGGCTGAAGCGACGGAATGCGACCGCCCAGCCCTGCGTCACCATCCAGCCACCGAGATCCTCAGCACCGCGCGAGCAGATCGCAATCAGGCGTTGGTAGTGATCAACGCTCTGACCAACGCACCGGACCGAGCCTCGGCCGATCCTGTCGGCAAGAGCGTTCGCCGCCTGCTGCCCACATCGCCAGGATTGGCCCGCGCGCGTCTTGCAGAGCTGGCTGCTCTCGGGCGCATCGATGCCGTGGAGCCGGATCCTCGTTCCATGGATCTCGAGCGTGTCGCCGTCGATGATGGAGGCGACGCCCTGGATCGTCTGCGACCGTGCTTCGACGCCGTCGACGATGAAAGCTGCCAAGATGATCGCGAGCCACCACGCCATCCGACGTGGAGGTGCCCCCCGTCGACCGTTTTCCTGGGGCTCGGTGGTCACAACGCATTCTCCTTCTCGATGCGGAGCAACTCTGATCGCTGCAACCGCACCGCGCTGAGGCGGCTCACTCGGCTGCCTCATCATCAGCGACGAGTTCCTCAATTCCTCCAGAGAGCCAGGGTGAGACATCCTGAATGGCCACGGTAGATGAATGCGCGGCGTAGTAGTCACCCACGGTCCGGTAGCGGTCACCAAAACGTTCCGCGAATGCTGCATTCATCTTCACGCCGCCGCTCATCACACTTGATATTGAACGCCGGCTCTTCATGAACTTCATCGCATGCTCTGTGCCGAGCAGGTACAGAAACTTACGCTTAGGAGTTGCGTGTTCGGCTAGCGCGAAAAAATCCTTGAACACACTATTCTGCCGGATCGTGTCGTGACCCCGCCAGCGAATGAACTTGAACTCTGCGACCCGCAGATTCGTCTCGAGGTCGAAATGCCGCCCTGTGTTGCCTGCTCCAAGGGAAACAGATTCGACCCGCTCGCCAGGTTCGAGGATGCGTGGCAGGCAGAGCAGGATGCCGGCAGCATGGATGACCACATTGATCTGACCTGCCAAGCGCTTCATCTCTGCAGCGGCCGCCCACAGCTCGCCGTTGACGTTTGCGCTCTGCAGGAACGTGCCGCAGTCGTCAGCCGTAACGCCTCGGACCGCTCGCTCAATCTGCGACAATGTGGCTGTCAGACTGAGCCCGTGAAATCGATCCAGCGATTCGATGATCGCTTTGGGATCACCACTCAAGGGATGCCTCCCTCTCGATCCTATCGAACTCCTCGATCGCGCTGAGCACAGCGCGGCGGTCGGTGATGTCGGAGAGGGCCATCGCAATGCTCCCTGGAATCGCTACAGCTTCTTCGCAGCCCAAATGACGCGGCCAATGATGTTGACCTCGTCGGCGTGGCGCTCATAGGTCGGGTAGTCTGGATTGATTGACCGGATCACAACGGTGGTCGGTTCCGAGCTCGGCACGTGCTCCACGCGCTTGGCCACGACCCCCATGCCGTCCCAGATCACAAAGACGCCCGGCGGCACGGGAACGCGCTGGCTGACGTCGACGAGGATGCGGTCGCCAGACGAGAGCAGCGGCTCCATCGAGTCGCCATCGATGGTGATCACGCGCAGATCCCCAGGCCGTGCACGAAGCTCATGCCGCAACATCTCCTCCGGGAACACCCAGGTTCTCGCAACCGCCTCGAGCCCTTCGTTCAGCGCACCAGGCCCCGCAGACGCACGCACGTCGATCTCGGGCACGGAGGCGAACCCCACAGGCACTTCGATCCGCTTCTCCCATAGGCGCTCCACGATCGGTTGCTTGCTCGTCTTCGGAGGAGGCTGCCCGCGTTTGTCTGGCGACGCGAGGGGTCGCTTCAGCGTCCGCGTCACAGGATGACGTAGATCGTCTGGACCGACACCGAGCAGTGCGCCGAGACTCTCCCGCACATCCTCGGGCAGCACCTTGGGCGTGCCGCGATAGAGAAACTGGTGGAGATAGGCCGGGTTTTTGCCGATCGCGAGCGAGGCGTTCTTCAGGTCGGTCTTGTTCAGCTGGATCAGCTTCATCAGTCGTAGGCGGATTGGGTCGAGGTCCATGGCCGGCAACGCCTTGATCTGTCGAGATAGGGGATAGCCTATTTTTACTGTTTGACCGATCGCCGCGTCCAGCATTTCCTATCGCCCAACATGACAAGCATCAGCGAACAGTTCCTCGCCCGCGTGGAGGGGTTTCTCGCGGCGACCCGGATGCGCGTGACCGATTTCGGTCGCGAGGCAGTCGGAGACCCGAGCTTCGTGACGCATCTGCGCCGCGGACGATCGCCCACGCTCGCCACCGCCGATCGGGTGCTCGCGTTCATCGCGCGGCTCGAAGCGGAGCGGCTCGCCAAGACATCGCGGAGTGCGGCGCGATGAGCGAGCGACCCGTGCATCTCAACCAGCTGCAGCTTGCGCGTCGCTGGCACGTCAGCCCTCGCACGCTGGAGCGGTGGCGCTGGCTCGATCGCGGCCCTGCCTTCGTGAGGCTCGGCGGGCGAATCGTCTATCGCCTCGAGGACGTCGAGGCCTACGAGGCGGCGCGGCGCCACGATCCGGCCGCATCGGCAAGGGCGACCGCGTGATGGCCGCCCTGGTTCGCTACGAGCAGGCCCGCACGGCGCTGGCCGAATGCGCCCGCATCGATGAGGCCTCCGAGATCCGCGACAGAGCCGCGGCGCTCGCCGCCTATGCCCGTCAGCGTGACGACCGCGATCTCGAGGTCTGGGTGCGCGAGATCCACCTGCGCGCTTGCGTTCGCATCGGCGAGTTGAGCCGGGAGCTGGAACGCGCGGAGCCGGGGGGTTCAGGTGGCGGATCGAAGTTCCCAGCGGTGGGAATCTCGAAGGCCCAGGCGCTGGCCGATGCTGGCATCTCGACCAGCACGGCCCACCGGTACGAGGAACTCGCTGGCGGGCGAGAGGAGCAGGCGCAGACCGCGGGTCGCGCCGCGATGGAGGCCTACTTCACGCGCTCCCGCGCTGCAGGCGCGCCGCCGACCATGGCCGGGCTGCGCGGCGCCGTGCGCGACGCCGTCCAGGCCACCCTTGGCCCGCCGGCCCGCACGAAGCGCTCGGCCCCTTCGACCGACCTGCCGAAGGTCGCGCCCATCGGCGCCGACTGGGCCGACTGGACCGCCGCCGTCCTCACCGTGGCGACCCTGCCCGTCGACATCGTCTCGCTCGCGCGACGGGCCCCGCGTGCCCTGCTCGCCGACCTGCGCAGCGAGGCCCGTGAGGCGTTGCAGCGTCTGCCGCTCTGGATCAACGCCTTGGAGGCCGAACATGACCACACCGCATGACCGCATGCGGACGCTGATCCGCGAAGCCCGTCTCAGCGTCCATCACCGAGGCAGCGTGCCGGCCATCGTCTGCGAGATTGTGCGAAACGCCGCGGACACGATCCGCCAGGACGATCAGCTCTTCGGCGTGGTGCTATCGACTGCGCTGAACAAGCTGATCCGCGACGAGCTCAAGCGCAGCGCTGAGAGCGTCGACCACGCCGAGGGGCTGCGGGCGGAGCAGATGGAGATGTTCCCGCCGGACGCCCGCGCGACGGTGGAGCAGATCGGGCGCGGCGAGGTGTTCGTGCCCAGCCGCAATGCCTTCGTCCCGCTGCTGCCGAGCCACCTGCAACCGCAGGAGATCGACGAGGCCGGGAAGTACCTCATCGATCATGGCGGCGACTGCATCCGCCGCGGCGGCCTGCTGCGCCGGCTGAGCCGGATCATGCTCGCCCAGCGGAAGGCGGCGTGAGGTTGGTGATGACCACAGCGTCCAGCGGCAAGAGCCAGAGACACGATCCCGCGCAGGAGCAGAGCCCTTGAAGCCGCTCCTCGCGATGCACCACGTGGCCGACGCCAACGCGCTCACAGACTGGCTGGTCGATGCGAAGGCCGGCGAGCACGCCGTCTATCACTGCGGCCATCTCGCCAGCGATCTCGCGCCAGGCAGCAGCGCCCTGACGCAGCAGCGCCGCCGCGAGCTTGCGGTGTTGGCGCAGGCTGCCTGGCGGCTCGGAAAGCGCGGCCTCGTGCATCTCGTGCAGCGCCGGGTCGATGAGACGGCCTGCGCCTACCTCGTCATCGCGCGGCGGCGCCCCGTCGTCCCGATCCGGCGGCCCACACCTCCGGTGCCGCACGCCTCCGTGCGCGCCGAGATCCCGTCCCCATCCGAGACCAGGAGCATCGCGTGACCCATCTGCCCAACCGCCCGACGCTGGAGAGCGTCCGGCACATGCCGATCGGCGAGGTGATCAAGCTGCCTGCCGACATCCTCGCACTGCTGCAGGCCGATGCGCGTGAGGCGCAGGAGGCTGCGAAACGCCTGCAGGACTGGATCGATGGCGCGATCGCGCTCCGCTACGAGCAGCGTGCGATCGCCGCACGCGGTGCCTCGGGCAAGGACACCGGTACGGTGCGGTTCCAGGATGGTGACGTCGAGGTCACGGTCGACCTGCCGAAGCGGGTCGAGTGGGACCAGGCCCGGCTGGCCACGCTGGCCGAGCAGATCCGCAACGGCGGCGAGGACCCCGCCGAGTACCTCGAGGTCAGCCTGAAGGTTTCGGAGCGCGCCTACACGGCGTGGCCCGAGCGCATCCGCGCAGCCTTCGCGCCGGCGCGCACGGTCCGCACCGGGCGCCAGACCTTCAAGCTCACGCTCAAGCCGGAGCGTGTCTGATGGCGTTGCCCATCATCACCGCCGATGAGCGGATGGCCCTGGAGCGGATGATCAAGGCGGCCATCTTCGGCCGCAGCGGCGAGGGCAAGACCAGCCTGCTGTGGACGTTGCTCGCATCGACCACGCTGTTCTGGGATCTCGAGGCGGGCGACCTCGCCGTCGAGGGGTGGCTGGGTGACACCGTCCGGCCACGGACCTGGGAGGAATGCCGTGATCTCGCCGCGTTCGTCGGCGGGCCCAACCCGGCGCTCCGCAGCGACCAGGCTTACTCGCAGGCGCACTACGACAGCGTCTGCACGAAGTTTGGCGATCCCGCCGCACTGGAGCGCTACGACACGCTGTTCATCGACAGCATCACCGTCGCGGGCCGTCTCTGCCTGCAATGGTGCCGCGGCCAACCGGAGGCCTTCTCCGATCGGACAGGCAAGCCGGACACCCGCGGCGCCTATGGCCTGCACGGTCGCGAGATGATCGCCTGGCTGACGCAGTTGCAGCACACGCGCCGGAAGAACGTCGTCTTCGTCGGCATCCTCGATGAGAAGCTCGACGACTTCAATCGCAAGGTCTTCGTGCCGCAGATCGATGGCAGCAAGACCGGCCTCGCGCTTCCAGGCATCGTCGATGAGGTGCTGACACTGGCCGCGATCGCGGGCGAGGACGGGAAGCCTCGCCGCGCGCTGATCTGCCACACGCTGAACCCGTGGGGCTATCCGGCGAAGGACCGCAGCGGCCGGCTCGACATGGTCGAGGAACCGCATCTCGGACGGCTCTTCGAGAAGATCCGCGGCCCTGCACGGCCGGCACCAGAACGCCTCGCGCTCCCCACGCCCGAGACGTCGCCACCCGCTGTTCCCTCCAACGCCTCAGCCATCTGACGGAGACCCACCATGCCCGCATGGAACGACTACAACGACGCCAAGCAGAACCCGAACCTGATCCCCAAGGGGACGATCGCGAAGGTCCGGCTGACCATCCGGCCCGGCGGCTTCGATGACCCCAGCCAGGGCTGGACTGGTGGCTACGCAACGCGCAGCAACAGCGGCGCAGTCTACCTCAACGGCGAGTTCACCGTGCTGGAGGGGCCCTACGCCAAGCGCAAGATCTTCACGCTGATTGGCCTCTACAGCCCGAAGGGTCCCGATTGGGCAAACATGGGCCGTTCGCTGGTCCGCGGCATGCTGAACTCCGCGCGCGGCATCTCCGACAAGGATGTCTCCCCGCAGGCGCAGGCGGCGCGGCGCATCGGTGGCTTCGCCGATCTCGATGGTCTGGAGTTCGTCGCCAAGATCGACATCGGCACGGACACGAACGGCGAGGAGAAGAACGAGATCCGCTCGGCGGTCACGCCCGACCATCGTGGCTACGCAGAAGCGATGGGTCAGCAGCGCTTCGCGGCCGCGCCCCCTGCCTATGCGCCTGCTCCCTCCGCACACGCGCCGATGCCACAGGCGATCCCGCAGGGCGCGTTCCCCGCTGCGCCCGCTGCACCGCCTGCCGGTCACGACCCGCGGCCGACCTGGGCGCGCTGAGCCGGGGGGCATCGCGACATGCTGCTCAGGCCGCGGCAGAAGGTGTTCGTCGAGCGCAGCCTCGCTGCGCTCGGCACGCACGGCAACACGCTCGGCGTCGCGCCGACCGGTGCCGGCAAGACCATCATGCTCTCTGCCGTCGTCCAGGGCAGCATCGCCGGCACGGCGGCGAAGGTAGCGGTGCTCGCGCATCGGGATGAGCTGACGGCTCAGAACAGAACAAAGTTCGGCCGCGTCGCGCCAACGATCGAGACGTCGGTGGTCGACGCGGGCCAGAAATGCTGGGCCGGCCAGGTCACCTTCGCGATGGTACCGACCCTCACGCGCGCAGCGAACCTCGAGGCGATGCCGGCGCTCGATCTGCTGGTCATCGACGAAGCACACCATGCGGTCGCTGACAGCTACCGGCGCGTCGTCGATCAGGCGCTCAGCCTGAACCCGGCCTGCCGGGTGTACGGCGTCACGGCCACGCCGAACCGCGGCGACAAGATCGGGCTGCGGCAGGTCTTCTCCAACGTCGCGGATCAGATCCGGCTTGGCGAGCTGATCGCCTCAGGCCACCTGGTGCCGCCCCGCACCTTCATCATCGACGTCGGCGTGCAGGATGAGCTGCGCGCCGTCCGCCGCAGCGGCGACGATTTCGACATGGCCGAGGTCGCCCGCGTCATGGACACCGTCCCGGTGACCGATGCGGTGATCCGGCACTGGACGGAGAAGGCCAGCGATCGCCAAACCGTGGTGTTCTGCTCGACCGTTGCGCATGCCGAGCACGTGGCCCGGGCGTTCAACGCAGCCGGCGTGCCGGCAGCGGTGGTGAGCGGAGAAATGCCCGACTCCGAACGCCGGTCGGTGCTTGCGGCCTACGCCTCGGGCGAGGTGCAGGTGCTGGTCAACGTCGCGGTGCTGACGGAGGGCTGGGACCATCCACCGACCTCCTGCGTCGTGCTGCTTCGGCCGAGCTCGTTCAAGAGCACGATGATCCAGATGGTCGGCCGGGGGCTCCGCACGGTCGATCCCAACGAGCATCCCGGCATCGTCAAGCGCGACTGCGTCGTCCTCGACTTCGGCACCTCGTCGCAGATCCATGGCTGCCTGGAGCAGGACGTCGATCTCGACGGCCCCGGCACTGGAACGGGCGATGCGCCGACCAAGACCTGCCCCGAATGCGAGGCCGAGATCCCGATCGCGGTGATGGAGTGCCCGATCTGCGGCCACCTCTTCACACCGCGCGAGCGCAGTGCCCCGCTCGCAGACTTCGTCATGACCGAGCTCGACCTGCTGAAGCGCTCCAGCTTCCAGTGGTGCGACCTGTTCGGCGACGACGCGGCGCTGCTGGCCAACGGCTTTCATGGCTGGGCTGGCGCGTTCTTCATGAACGGCACCTGGCATGCGGTCGGCGGTGCCCGCGGCGAGCAAACCAGGCTGCTGGCGATGGGCGAACGCCTGGTCGCACTCGCCGCCGCCGATGACTGGCTGAACACGCACGAGACCGATGAGACCGCGCACAAGAGCCGGCGCTGGCTGCGCGAGCCCCCGACCGAGCGGCAGCTGGCGCATCTGCCGCCGTCGCTGCGTGCCGATCTCGGCATGACGCGCTACCACGCCTCGGCCCTGCTGACCTTCAAGTTCAATCGCCACGAGATCCGCCGCCTCGTGATGGGGGCGCAGCCCGCCCTGGGACGCGCCGCGTGAAGCATGCGCGCTCCCGTCCCGCCCTGCGTCGTCTGCACGCGGCCCTCGCGCGGCTTTGGCTGGTTCGATCCGCTGTCCCGGCGTCGGCCGCGGCCGTCCGTGCGCTTCTGCTCGATGCCGTGCCAGGGGTTCTGGTGCGCGGCAGCCGAGAGATCGCTCGCCATGGTTGACCTCACCGAGCAGGAGCAGGAAGCGATCCGCGCCGCGATGCGTCGCGTGGCCGAGGCGATGGGCGAGATCGGTTGGGCCACGCGGTTTCAGGATCTCACCGAGGCACAGGTCCTGACGCTCATCGAGGTCAGCGTGGGTGGCTTCCAGGAGGCGATGCAGGCGATCGCCCGTGGCCAGCCCAAGGAGGAGGTTCCCTTCTGATGCTGGACTTCAACAGCCGCAGCCAGACCGCGCACCACGTCAACGCCGCGATCGACGCGGCCCTCGTCGCGCGCCATGCCGAGACGCCGCCGCGGCGTTATCTCGGCGGCTCGCGGCTCGGGCACCCTTGCGAGCGCGCCTTGCAGTTCGAGTTCCTGCAGGCGCCGAAGGACGAGGGTGCCGGCTTCGATGGACGCATCCTTCGCGTCTTCGGCATCGGCCATGCCCTCGAAGACGTCGCGGTCGACTGGCTGCGGGCCGCAGGCTTCGATCTCTACACCCGCAAGGGCAACCGCCCGGACGCCGAGCAGTTCGGGTTCTCCGTCGCCGGCGGCAGGATCCGCGGCCACGTCGATGGCGTGTTGGCCAGCGGCCCCTCGATCCCCGGCCTCGCCTTCCCCGCCCTGTGGGAGTGCAAGACGATGAACGCCAAGACCTGGCGGGAGACCGTCGCCAAGGGCGTGGCCATCGCCAAGCCGGTCTATGCCGCACAGATCGCCATCTACCAGGCCTACATGGACGCATCGATCCCCGGCGTCGCTGACAACCCCACGCTCTTCACGGCGATCAACAAGGACACGGCCGAGCTGCACCACGAGCTCGTGCCCTTCGATGCCGATCTCGCGCAGCGCATGAGCGATCGCGCCGTGCGCGTGCTGGCGGCCTGCGATGCGGGCGAGCTTCTGCCGCGCGTCGCCACCTCCCCGGACTTCCACGAGTGCCGCTTCTGCCCGTGGGCGAAGCGCTGCTGGAGCCAGCCGGTGTGACCCTCTGGTCGGACTTCAACGACGCGCCTGGCCTGCCCTGGGAGGACGAGACGCCGGCGCTCAACCTCGGCGCGATCGCGATCTTCCTCGACGTCGTGTTCGGCTATTGCGAGGGGATGATCCCCGTCCGCGGCTTCGTCGACCAGGGTCAGGGCCTCGACAGCAAGCCGCACAACAGCTGGATCCCAGCCGACCGCAACGCCTGTGATCTGCTCGGCACCTTCGCTGCCTGGGCAGCACGGGACGGCTCCGCCGTCTACGTCATCCCTGGCACTGTCGCCGAGCCCGGTCAGGCCCGCGCGGAGCACGTGGTGCAGATGCAGGCCGCGGTGGTCGATCTCGACACCGGCAACGTCGAGGCCAAGCTCGCGCATCTGGTCCAGCATCTCGGCGCACCGACGCTCCTGGTCGAGAGCGGCGGCCGCACCGCCGACGGAATGCCGAAGCTGCACGCCTGGTGGCGGCTGACCGAGCCGGCCGAGGGGCCCGACCTCGCCCGGCTCTGCGCGTTGCGCGGCGAGATCGCAGACAAGGTCGGCGGCGACCCGCACTTCCGCTCCGCGCACCAGCCGATCCGCGTCCCAGGCACGCTCTACCGCAAGGGCGGCGTCGCGCGTGTGGTCGTCATCCGCCAGCACGATCCGTCGCGCGAGGTGGATCTCGCCGAGTTCGCCGACGCCGTCGCCGCCATGCCCTATCTGCCCGGCCAGGAGCGCCAGCCCGCGCCTTCGGCCGGGGACCGCCCCAGCATCGACACCGTCCTCACCACCCCCGTGCGAGAGGGCGCGCAGGACGGCTGGACGCGCTTCCAGGGCGCGAGCGCCGCCATCGGGCACTTCATCCGCCAGGTGCATGAGGGACGACTGACGCCGGACCAGGGCTGGGAAGCGATCTGCGGCTACAACGCCGCCTGCCTGCGCCCGCCGTGGCCGCTCGAGCGGCTCAAGGCCGAAGCGGATGCGCTGTGGGCGCTGCACCTCGACCGCAACGGCCCGCCGCTGCTCCGCTCCGACCATGCCCCGGCGGTGGTGCCTGCCCACACGCTCGGCGCGCTGCTCGATGACAGGTCGCCGATGCCGGACGATCTGATCGGCCCGCGTGTGCTCACCCCGGGTGGCATGCTCGTGCTCGGCGGCGCGCCAAAGGTCGGCAAATCCGACTTCCTGATCAGCCTGCTGGTCCACGCCGCCGCGGGCGTGCCGTTCCTGCGCTTCACCGCACCACGGCCGCTGCGCGTGTTCTATCTGCAGGCGGAGATCCAGTATCACTACCTCCGCGAGCGGCTGCAGCAGCTGCGCATCGATCCCGCGGTGCTTCCCCGCGCCCGCGACACACTCGTCGTCACGCCGAAGCTGCGGCTGCTGCTCGACGAGCAAGGCCTCCCCCTGGTCGGGGCCGCGATCCGCCAGGCCTTCCCCGATGCGCCGCCCGACGTGATCTGCATCGATCCGATCCGCAACGTCTTCGATGGCGGTCCGGGCGGCGAGGGCGAGAACGACAACGCCGCGATGCTGTTCTTCCTGCAGAGCCGTGTCGAGGCGCTGCGTGATGCCGTCGCCCCGGAGGCCGGCATCATCCTCGCTCACCACACGAAGAAACTCGGCAAGCACCAGGTGAAGGAGGATCCGTTCCAGTCGCTCTCGGGCGCGAGCGCGCTGCGCGGCTTCTACACCTCCGGCATGCTCCTCTTCCGGCCCGACGAGGAGGAGACGGCGCGCGAGCTGCATCTCGAGCTGCGCAACGGACCTGCCCTCTCGTCGCTCCTGATCGACAAGCTGGCGGGGCGCTGGGTGGAGCTGAACCGGCGCGACGAGCGGCTCGTCCGGAAGGACATCGGCCGCAAGCTCGATGCTGAGCGCACCCGCCGCCACGACATTATCCTGCGCCTTATCGCGGAGGAGGCAGTGGCCGGACGGCTCTGCACCACGAACGCCTTCGCCTCGAAGTTCGAGAACAAGCGCGGCCTCGGTGGCAAGGACACCATCCGCGACAGGATCTCGGTGCTCGCCACAAAGGGGTACATCAAGTTCCGCCGCGATGCGCAGGACCTTGGAATACCCTACACGAGGTCCAAGCATGGCTATCTCGTCGTGCAGGACATGCTGCTTGGGAACGGTCAGGAGACCATCGACCCCGAAACCGGCGAGGTCCTGCCCGACGGCGTCCGGGTGCTCCCGAGCCACTACCAGTGCCCCCAGAGCGGCGCACTGCTCGAGGTCGAGAACCCCGAGGTCTGGGTGCTGCACGATCCTGAGGAGGCTCCGTGATGCTTCCCTGCGATACGGCAGCGTTCCGAAACTGCTCCCGAAACTGCACAGTTTCGGACCGAAACTGCTCCCCCGCCGAAACTGCCAAACTTGTTTTTCCCAATCGCGTCAACGGCTTACAGACGAAAGCAGTTTCGCGTAACGAATCTGCCGAAACTGCTCTCAAAACTGCTTTTTCCCTCTTTCTATCAATGGGTTGGAGCAGTTTGGCAGTTTCGGTTTTTCGTCACCCCCCTACGGGGGGTGTGCGTGCGCGCCTCAAAGGCGCGCGCACACCACACCTCCCGAGGACGAGGCGTGGGCGCGATCCGCCCCGACAGCCCCCCCACCGCTGCATGCCGGGCAGCGACGGTGAGCTCCGCCAAGAACCGCACCGTCGCCGCCCTCACCACGACGATCCCCTCTCGGAGGCCATCATGGCTCTCGCGACTCTGACCGCGCCCGCGCCGCTGGCAAGCGGCGACGGCACCATCCCGGTGCACGCCGCACTCGCCCACCGCTCCGTCCTCGCCCTCGACCTCGGCACCATCACCGGCTGGGCGATCCGCTTCCACGATGGCGTCATCACCTCGGGCACGATGCGCTTCACCCCCAGCCGCTTCGAAGGCGGCGGCATGCGCTACCTGCGCTTCCGACACTGGCTCGGCGACGTCGCCCGGCTCGCTGGTGGCCTCGAGCGCATCGTGTTCGAGGAGGTGCGTCGCCACGCCGGCACAGATGCCGCGCACATCTACGGCGGCTTCCTCGCTCACCTCGCCGCATGGGCCGACGAGCGTCGCATCGCCTACGAGGGCGTGCCCGTTGGCACGATCAAGCGCTTCGCGACCGGCCGCGGCAACGCCGACAAGATGGCGATGATCGCGGCGATGCAAGCCCGCGGCTTCACCCCCGCCGACGACAACGAGGCCGATGCCATCGCGCTGCTGCTGTGGGCCACGGACGCGCAGGGAGGCCGCGCATGATGCTGCCCGGCTCTCCTATGCAGCCGCGCTCGTCGTTGCATCGCGCGAGCAGCCCAGCCAACGCCCTCGAGCTCGACGCCCTGCGCCGCCGCGTCTGGCACGAGCAGGGCGTGGTCTCAATCGGCATCGATGACATCACCGATCCATGGCTCCGCCAGTCGCTCATCAACGAAGCCACGAAGCGGTGGGGACACCGCATGGGAGGGAACAATGGCCGGTAAGCGGAAGACCAAGCGCACCACGTCGCCCCGCGAGGATCTGGCGCAGCCGACCAGGTGGCGGCTGCAGCATGGTGGCTTCACCGCGCCCGTCCGCGAAGCCGATCCCGACACGGGCAGCACCGTTGTCCACCGCCGTGCCGTCGATACGCTCGGGCTGATGCTCGCGCATGGCACCATCACGCAGAGCATGTACGACGCAGGATGCCTGTTCCGCACGCTGTTCCGGCGCGCCGCCCTCGACAGCATGACGCACTCCCAGTTGATCCGCCTGCCGGGCGGGACTACGGACGCGCTGTCGGATCGCACCATCGATGCACGCCGCAAGGTCGCCGATGCGCTTGACGTGCTCGGCGGCCACGACAGCGCCGCGGGCTCGTGCGCCTGGTATGTGCTCGGCTTGGAGACGTCGGTGCGGGAGTGGGCGATGCGCCAGGGCTGGGGTGGCCGGCCCGTAGCTCCGCCTCAGGCGCAGGGGATGCTCGTCGCGACGCTCAGCGTGCTCGCGGGGCACTTCGGCCTCGTGCCGCGGATGAGGGCTGCGTGAGCGATGCGACCTCGAAGAAAGATCGCGCGAGCGCAGTCGCGCGTAGAGAAGCGAAAGAATGTCGTGTTGCGCAACGAAATCCCATTGACCTATCATCACCATACCTCACAAAGATGCGGGTGCGCCCCGGACAACGATCCGCCAGCGCAGCAAAGCGAAGCCGAGCGAAGACCTGATGGTTCCTTCGTTGCCCTGGCGTATGCGGGGGGCGGACGCGCCGGACTTCGCTAGCGTCAGCCCCGTTATTCAGGTTGCCAGCGTTGCCAGGTTGCCGGCTTAGGCGCCTTCCCGATCACCACATGCAGGTTGCGATGCCCCACG